GCCCGACTTCGGGCTCCGCTTGCCTTATTTATGGGCAAGTTCATTATGACTCCCTGTCGACAAGTTAGGACTTATGACATGACTACTCGCTCAAGAGCCAGAGACCTAGATTATCGTCCAGCTGGATTTGGCCATAGGCTATCCACTGGTACCGTGATCTATACAGGCTACTCTGGATTTCTGGGCAATGAGTCTTGTCATGATACCACCATGTCCCCACCGTTTAATGTGGACCACGATTTAGAGGTCCTCAAGAAACGCATTGATACCCCTATTATGCTTAGTGGTCGTAATAAATTTGACCACGACATATCCTATGACGGATTGAACCCCGAAATAGGATCTAATTATGGGTATCTCCCTAATCCCGATCCAACTGATTGGGCTTATTGGGAAACTAAAGCCTTAGCGAACCTCAATCCATCCAAACCGGTTATCAGTGTACCCTTGTTTCTTTTCGAATTCAAGGATTTTCCTGAGATGCTCCGAAGTGCCGGCCATACCCTTATGGGGAAAGGCGGGCTCAAAGGATTCCCGGATGGATATTTGAACGCTCACTTTGGGTGGGTACCTTTTGCTTCCGATGTTAAGTCTTTGTTTAATATCGCAAAGTCTATTAACGATCGGTGGCGCTACTTGCGCCAGCTAGAGGATGGACACCGGTTCAAGAGAACGTTGTTCTCTGGACAGGTGAACACTTCTTCTTACGATGTCACGTATGGTTTTACCTTTGACGGTTATGCCTATCGTGCCACTCGTCAGGAGATCAGGACGGATAAGGTTTGGTTCACAGCAAATGCAAAAGCTGTTGGACCCTTCCCTCCGGACACCGACGTCAAGACCTTGTCAGCTAGACAAGTTCTTGGTCTCAATACGAATCCAGCTTCTGTTTGGGATTTCATCCCTTGGAGTTGGTTAATTGATTATTTTGGAAACGTGGGTGATTTCATGCAGGCTAACGTCGGTCTTACTCAGATCGCCGTTACCCGCATGTGTATCATGCACCTCCAAGATTTTCAATGCACGGATATTCGTGCTCGTAGTGAGTTGGGGTTAGATTTTACCCCACTTGCAGGATCTACTACCTGCAAGCGTCGGAAAGTGTTTGGTAATCCTATACCTTGGCTCGCTTCTAAGCCCTTTCTTGGGGCTGGTCAGAAGCTTGCACTCGGTAGCTTGTTGACATCTCGGGCCTTAGGCTCGAGTGTCCGAACCGCCAGGAATTAACCTGAAGTTCGGCCCCTGCTGATGAAGCAGGTAGGATGATGAATCCTTAAACAAAGGAACTGCTATGTCGTTCTCTGATCCAATCACTCTTGCCTGGGATGCCGGTACTGTTACTATGAACCGGATTAACCAGGACAGCTACGGCTCCGTCTATTACGGTGTTTCTGGCGTTCGACGCTTCACTTTGACAGTGAAGCACTCGATTCCAGCCCGTGGTGCATCGGGTGAATCTCACCTTGTGCGCCTTGACGTAGAGGTCTACGACGCGAACGGCGTGCTTCTTCGCACGTCATCTGCATGGGCAGTCGTCCGAACGGACGGCGGCATCCAAGACCAGGAAGAATCTGAGGACGCGACCGAGGCTTTGGTCGACTTTCTCAGTGATGCCAACATTACTAAGTTGGTGTCGCGGCAGAATTAATAAATTAATTCTGCACGATTTCTTCTCTTTTCCGTAGTTGCTGTGATTGGCGAGAATTGGTCATAGATACCTCTTAGGAGCTATCCATGAAAAGGACCAAAGACATGGCAGATCTTAGTCTCTACGCCGCGCTGTTTCAAGACATCGCTGCGTGGGAACCGGATCTGCATGATTGTCTGGTCGCCGACTATCAGCGGCTAGTACACACCGTTAAATCCCGTGGTATGCCGTTCATCATGATCGACATGCCAGAGGCTGGTCGTACTTTCGACTCCGCCTTAAGCAGGGGTTTCATCGACTTCGATGATCTGCCAGGTACTTTTGGGAGATCTCGAGAAGGAACTTACAGGCCCTTCTTATCCTGTTTGTTTTCTAAAGTCTTTAACGGTGCTGGGATACTTAACTCGTCTGTTGACGAAACATCTATCTTCTTTCTTCGCACAGTTTTAAACTTTGCAAAGAAAATCGAGGAGCCCTGCAGTGATGCAGCTATCCTTCGTGAGGTAGATGCTTTTAAGGAGATTGACAATGCGCTTCGCGATCCAACGCTGTGTTGGAACGCTTCTGACGTGTTTACTTTTGACATGTCAAAACGCCGCGTCTCTTTCCTTGACGCCTACAGCGACTCTCCAAACCCAGGCGATTTATGGCCTGGATGTCCAAGACCTCTACTTGAGATCTTGGATGCTGTCTCCTCGAGGCTGTCAAGCCTGTTTGGAAACTTCGATTGGAGAGATATTAATCCCAGACATGGACCTGGAGCTACGGCTGATGCTAAGACAGGTACTGACAAGTACCTGTTTTCCTACTGGCCAGAAAAATTAGAGAGTGTATTTCCATACACTTTCTTTGCTTTCAGCCGGGAAGATATGCATCTTGAAGTAACTTGTACGGTTTCACCTGACGAGCTTCCTGCGCGGCTTATTGCCGTGCCGAAAACTCTTAAGGGTCCTCGTATGATTGCTTCGGAGCCGGTCGCCCATCAGTTCATACAGTTAGGACTGATGGAGTGGATTAGGAATCATCTCCCTAAACCACTTAAGACCTCAGTAAGCTTTAAGAGTCAAGAGCCCTCACGGGATCTTTGCCTCAAGGCTTCCAAATCAGAACGATACGGTACCGTTGATCTTTCATCGGCATCTGATCGCCTGAGTTGCTGGGTCGTTGAACGCATCTTTCGTGCCAATCCTGGCATTATTGATGCCCTCTTCGCGTCAAGAACTCGTAGAGTCACTAATGCTACTCGCATTGGTGATCCTTGGATTATTGATTTGAAGAAGTTCGCCCCTATGGGATCTGGCGTGACCTTCCCCGTACAGACAGTGTGTTATGCCATTGTTTGCATAGCTACACTGTTATATGAACGAAATGATAAGCCAACTTTGGCTAACATTTCTTCCTGTGCGAAGGAGATTCAGGTCTTTGGCGACGACATTATTATGCCGTCGTTTGCAGTCCCGACCCTAGCTCACCTATTAGCTTATTTACAGCTAAAGGTAAATGGGACTAAAACCCATTACAAGGGACATTTCCGCGAATCTTGCGGTATGGATGCGTATAATGGAGTCGATGTGACACCACTATACTTATCGTCCTTGGAGCTAGAGACAACGGCCACTAACCTTGAGTCGTGGATAGACGTTTGTAATAACGCCTATCTCAAGGGGCTTTGGTGCCTCTCAGACCACATGGTTAGGTTAATACCTGCTAGGCTCAGGAGTAGAATCCCTGTCTCTAGTAAGGCATTAGGCTGTCTCACGCTGCGAAGTCTTCTTCCTACCTCCCTCAACGGCAAAGTACGCTTCTCGCGTACATTGCATCGAGATGAGGTTCTCGGACTTTCGTTCGAGGTTAAGGAAGATAAGCGCAGGCGTGAGTCTCACAGCTCGCTTCTCCAATATTTTATAGAGAAGCCACACCCAGAGACCCGTTGGGAATCAGGGTATGTTGTGAGAAACCGCTCCAGACTGAGGAAGCGGTGGGTCCCGTGGTACATAACCACGGAGTAGGGTGTTTTGGTTCTAGACCTCTAAATCTACGAGGTG